GTCATATCATTATCCGATATTAAACGCATACCGCCTGATCCAGCACTTCTGGCAACTAAATCTCCAACCACCTGAAGGTTATAGTTACCATCAATCTTTTCGTTTTTATTACCCATTACATGGATATTTGAATCACCCTCAATGGTAATATTACAAACGCCTTTAATTAAAACATTTTTATTACTAATGGTAATTTCGTAACCTGTACCATATACTTTGTGAACCTCATCACCATTTGGATGCATTTCGATAAATGTGCCAGTGCGGTGTTGCAAACGAATTCTTTCACGATCAGGCGTATCATCCATTTCAAATGAATGACCTGATTCAGTTTGTTGAATATTATTGTATGGATATTGTGGCTGATTATCAACATTCGCAGCTGACTCTGGCTCCGTCCATAAATTATCCGAAGGTGAAGCAGGTAAAGCCATTATATACCTTTTTTATGTATTGTGCCAACAGAAGCAACCGTGCTTGCTGATTGTGCTACTGCAACAGCACCTGCAGCTGCTTTAACAGCAGTACCAAGAGTTTGTGCAAATGCTTGTGCGGTTCCTTTGGCTTCTTTAAGAACATCACTAAGTCCTGTTCCTTGAGATTCACCAGCTATGCCAGAACCAATGTCACTAAGAACACTTCCAACCAATTTAACTAATTTCTTTAAGCAATCAGCCAACATTGCAGCAAAACGAGCAGGCAAACTTTGAATCCATGAAATAATTTGCTGAATTTGTTTAACATAATCAATTGCAATTTTTTCAAAATCAATAATAGGTTGTATAACTTCTTTTTGTATACGTTTTAGTTCTCTTGTAACTGTTTGTAGTTTATCTTTTAACCATTGTGCAACGCCGGTATTATCACTAAAACCTAAAGCACGCATAACAGCTCGCACAGCATCTCTAATTGCTTTGCCTTGTGCAACTAAAAATTCTTTTAATTTTTGATTTTTTTGAAGTTCCGTTACAAAATCACAAACGTGTGCCAAATCACTATTAGTTTTAGAAATCCATGTGTTTATAACCACACCTCTAGATAATCCAGGCGTGCTTGGTTTACCAACAATGGCACCATCGCCAGAATTGATTGGTGTAATTTTTACAGTTTCTTTTCCGTCGGCATCGGTTGAAGCCATATTTACGGAGTTTTCTGTTTGGTCGGCCATGTTTACTCCTTATTTTGTTACTGTCGCTGGTGGATTATCTGGTTGTTTAATACCAGGCAAAACGCCCATCATTATTGGAAATTGACCAGATTCACCATCCATAAAAAATCCCATCACCCAATCACCAATCATGGGTGCAGAAAATGATTTCGAATTATTTATTGGGTATAATGGAGAAGCCCACGGTAAATCCGTTGTCGGCAAATCTGTGGTGTTTTCTGTGTGCCAACCAAAAATTCGTATTTGGCAACGACCCATTCCTAAAGGATCGACCCTAGTTTCAACCACACCAATAAACCAATGAAAGCCGTCTTTTCCTAAAAAGTTCTTCATAATAATTAACCTACTAAATCATTTAAATAATTAGTGAATCCTGAATATTCATTACCTTCAGCAGTATCACTATCACGTTCCACATAACTAGTTGGTGTACTATCTTTTGTTATTTCTAAAATAGTTTGAAATGAATGTGGCATCACAACCGCATGGCGTATTGCTGATACCAAATATTTACCTGAATAAAATTTGTCCAACTCTTTCGACTTTGATGTTGGCTTTAATGTATACAGATTTAATTCTATTGTTCTACCTACAGTTATTGCCGTATCACCAGGTATAACTATCTTTAACACGGTGTAATTGGCCAATGCTATTTGTGCTGTTCTATTAGGAATGTAATTTTCAATAAAAACATCCTTTGATACACCATCTTGACCATTTTCTTTTATGTATTCTACTTTATTTTGATTGGCATTACCCACCGCCAACTTTACAACACTTTCATATGATTGGTCTTGAACATTACCAAATCTATTATTTAATTGTGTTGTGGCTCCACCAGGATTTAAGGAAGTGGATTCATTTCTATATTTTGAATAGTTAAAATCGGTTACTCTTTGAGTTCTGGTTAAAGGATCAATTGTAATTAATCTGTTTGCCATCGAACCTGATGAAATCTCATTCATCATATCAAATGATTTAACTATTTCATATTCAATTACCGTAGTGGCTTTTTCTTGAAAGCTTTGTTCTTTATCATCAATGTTTTTGGCTTGATATTTGTAGGTCGCATAAACATCATCTTTATACATTGACTGTAATGATCTAAAATTGAAACCATTTTTTGTTTCAAAAAACAACATATCGGCACCAACAGTACCGGTTGATTGTGGTCTGGCGTAATTCGATAACCAACTAATTGCCTCAAATGGTTTAAATCTAGGGGCAACCAAATCAATGATGCCGGTGGTTTCTTCTATTGTTTCAATTTTATCAGAAGTAACTCTTAATTTTTCAGTTAATATATTTTGAATATTGTCCGATATTTTACTACCAGTATAGGAAGATGTTACTTTTGTTTGTTCCGACAACAACAATTCTTCTGAGCAAAAATATAAAGTGTAGAACTCGGTATTCATGTTACCTGATGGAGTTCTGTGAGCTAACTTATAAATCTTAAAAGTTTTAACCAGATTTAATCCATCCGGTGCACCTTTTACTTTACCAAAATCCATTTCAAGATATTCATTACCTGTTAGTTGTAACAACTCAACAAAACCTTGAGCATCAATAATTGTTAAGTAACCTGATGTTACAAAACTGTAAATATCTTCATAGTAACAGAATTCTGATACCAATTTTTTTAAATCAAATTTTTGTTGTGCAACAGTAACAAAATTTAAGGCGTTTAAAGAAAAATCCTGGGGGTAATAAGCACCAGAAACATCATTACTATTATCACCTAGAAATGGAAAATATGTGGCCATAATTAACTAGACATTAAAGTTTTTAATTCTTTTTCTACTGAATCGACATACATTTTATTTAAAAGGCTGATAGTTCTTTTTGATTCATTTAGATTGTATTCGTAATCATATAACGTAACTGCCATTTTATCGATAGTAATTGAAATTACTCCAGATGGTGTTTGTGCTGAATAGGTTCTTTCGACCGTATCATCATAAGAACTCTGGTCGAGTATTATAGTATCTGAGAATGTTGTTTGTAACGATGGACTGTATTGAGTAATGGTTTTTTCATAATGATGCATTACATTATGTGGATTAATGTTTGAGTATTTGTTCTTCATATAATGTTCAAAAAGAGTGGTACTCATCGGCCAATCCCATTGTGGATCCAATAATTGGTTAGAAAATAATACAATCCAATAACGATAAGAATCACCATAATACTTGTCAGCAATAATTTCTGGCGTATCACCTTCTTGTATATCATATTGATAGTAATTTGAAGGATCGGTCATTATCTTGGGTAACATGCTAGCTCTCGCCAGCAAATTTGTATAAATGTTTGATTGACCATTTATTGTTTGAACAATTTTAGGTAATGTTTCAAAGTATTTCATTTTTAATAACCTTCAATAACTTTATTACTATCAATAAGTTCAATTTCTTGGAACGCCAACGTCATTGTGGTTTGAATAGGTGCACCGTCTTTATGTGTTGCCCAACCGTTTGGGGTATAATTAACTTCAACTGTTAATAAAACACTTTCTGCCACTTTGGTGACGTTGGAATTAATATCACCATTAAAATAAAAATCTAGATTAAAAGTTCCTGGAGGAACAAAAAACATTCCAGCGGCCCCAGGTCTTAATGTTGGTGCTGCATATTGTCTAAATGTTTGAATAATACTTTTTACTGTTTCGGATTCTTCTTGTGAAAAAGGCGTAAATGTAAAAGCCAATGAATAAGTTCTAAAACCAATACCTTCAAATAATAATTGTTTTTGTGGATTCATAGCAAGGCCTTGAGTTCTCAACATCAATTTTGCCGCATCAGATGTGGCAGCATTTGCTATAGATTGTATGCCAGAACCCACTCCTTTACCTATTTGTGAAAGAGCGTCAGTTACAGCACCTGTTACACTAACGTCAGTATAAGAAGCTTCATAACTAAAACTAACTGTTTCTGGCATGTATAATGCTACAGTTGCAACTTGTTTAGATTTAGTCTTATTAAATTGTACATTATAAGCATTTGTTATTGAATTACTATTATATGCATCCATTGCAAAATTTGTTAAACTAGAAACTGCATTTTTTGCAATACCTATTGCTGAAGTAACTCCCATATCGGTCGTACTATCATAATTGGCAGGCTCTACTGTTTCTTTTACCGTAAACTTAACATAATGGCCTCTTGTGGGTGATCCCAAATCTCTTGGATATTGCAGAGTTGTAATAGTGTTAGTATTATCAAATAAACTCGCAAGCGGACCACCAACTCGATTGGTGATACCGGGAATAGATATTCCACCAAGATTTGGTAAAAGGGAAATTATAGGCATAGGTTTCTTATTTAATAATGAACATATATATTCTTATTTATGGCTTATTCCGGACGTTTTATACCAAAAAACCCTCAAAAATATGTGGGTGATCCTACCAATATAATCTACCGATCTTCATGGGAAGTAAAGGTGATGTCGTGGCTCGACCGAAACGATGATATTATTTCGTGGCAATCCGAAGAAACCATTGTTCCCTACAAATCTCCTGTTGATGGTAAATGGCACCGATACTTTCCAGATTTCATCGTAAAAGTTAAAACTAAAGATAACAAATTAAAAACGATGATGCTTGAGGTCAAACCTAAAAAACAAACTCAACCACCTGAACCCCGTAAACGAGTAACCAAACAATACATTCAAGAAGTATCTACTTGGGGAGTCAATCAATCTAAGTGGAAAGCTGCTACTGAGTATTGCCTGGACCGTGGTTGGGAGTTTAAAATACTAACTGAAGATCATCTAGGAATCAACTAAATACTCATTATGCCATCTAAACTTACAGAACTCGCACAAGAAAAACCAGCTGAACTTGGTAACATGACAAGGCAATCTGGCCAATGGTTGGCCAATAAAATTGCTGAATTGAAAAGCCTTAAAGCAATACCTGGTGCCATTAGTCGAGAAAAGATTCGCCAACGTGGCCAATTTATGTTGGGCTGTTTATACTTTTTTTACTATGATCCAAAAGGTAAGGCCGATTTACCCTATTATGACCGGTTTCCTTTGGTTTTGGCATTAGAGAAATATCCTGATGGATTTCTAGGTTTAAACCTACATTACTTGCCAATTCGATACAGAGTGGCATTTATTGGTAAACTCTTAAAATATGCGTCCTTTACGCCTGATAATGAAATTAAAAGGATGAGAGTCACCTACGATATTTTAGTTGCGTCCAAGCGCCTTAAAGAGTTCCGTCCATGTATTAAACGCTATCTGAGTTCACATATTCAGTCAAAAATACTTGCTGTGGCGCCAAATGAGTGGGAAGTGGCAATAGCATTACCATTACAACAGTTTAAAGGTGCTCAACCACAAGAAGTGTGGAAAGAGTCCATAGAAGAAATAAGGAAGAATTAATGGATCTGCAAAATCTTTTTGGTGGCCTAGCAGCTGGTGGCGCCAGTAGAATAAACAATGCAATCAACGGTGTTACTAACGCCGTAGGTAATGCTGTTAATGGAGTTTTTGGAAATCCACCCAAAGTTGGTGGTATCAGTCAATTCAAAGCCAGCTTTACTACTGATGTGGCAAGGCAAAATCGTTTTGATGTACAAATTCCTATTCCGCCAGGTTTATTAATTTATTTGGGTACATCAAGGTCTTTAAAATATAGATGTGAAGGCGCTTCATTACCTGGTCGGTCGTTAGCTACCACCGAACAAAGAATTTATGGACCAATTGAAAAGTATCCATACTTAACAACGTATACTGATATTGATTTAACTTTTATTGTTGATGATGATATGAATCAAAAGTCTTTTTTTGATGCGTGGTTAAATTATATTAATCCTTTGAGTAGTTATAATATAGCTTACAAATCGGATTATTCAACAGCACTAACAATTAATCAATATAATGTGGCCAATGAACTAACTTATTCAGTCAATCTGTATGAGGCTTTTCCAATTTCCATGAATCAGTTGGATTTGGACTGGAGTGGTGAAGGTTATCACAAACTTTCTGTGACCTTTGCATTTACCACATGGGAAAGTAATTCATTAAAGGATTTATTCTTGAATTCATTTTGAGATGATTTAGATATAAAATTTATGAGGAGATAATAAAATGGCTTTGCCAAAAATTGATGTACCAACCTATGAAATTGAATTACCGATTTCAAAGAAGAAAATTAAATATAGACCATTTTTGGTCAAAGAGCAAAAGAATTTGATGATGGCAATGGAATCATCCGATTCTACTACCATTCAACAATCGGTTAGAGATATTCTCAACAATTGCACATTGACTGAAAGCATCGATATCGATAAATTACCTATTATTGATATTGAATACTATTTTGTTAATTTACGTGCCAAATCGGTTGGTGAGATTGTTGAATCACGGTATCGTTGTAATAATATCGTCAATGATGTTGAGTGTAATAATATCATGGAAAAGAATATTGACCTATCTCAAATCAAAGTTCAATTTGATGAAGTAGTTGATCCAGAAATTAAACTCACCGAAAAAATCTCCATCAAATTAAAATATCCAGAATTTGGTATTGTTAAAGATTCATTGAAATATGAAAATATTGCTGATATTACTTTTAACATGATTGCTGAGAGCATTGAATGGATTTATGATGGTGAACAATTCTATCCAGGTCATGAGGCACAACCTGGTGAGATGTTGGAGTTTGTTGAAGGTATGAATCAAGAACAATATAGTAAGGTTGAAAAATTCTTTGAGAACCTTCCTAAGTTACAAGAAACTATTGAAATAGATTGTAGTAAGTGTGGTTTTCATCATAAAATAGATGTAGAAGGACTTGAAAGTTTTTTCGGTTAACATTTCGTCATGACAATTTAAAGAATTACTATAAAACGAATTTTTCGTTAATGCAGCACCATAAGTATAGCTTGACCGAACTTGAAAACATGCTTCCCTGGGAAAGAGATATTTACATTTCTATGTTGATTCAGTATATTGAAGAAGAAAATCAAAAAATAAAAGAAAAGCAAAGAAGATAGTAAATGGATTACCAAGATGCAAAAGATATACGAAAGAAATCCTTTGGTACACTACTAGGTGAACAAGAAGGAGGCCTAGGCACATCTTTCAAAAAAACACTCTCTTTAAAATCTCAAGCTAGAATGTCCGGCATCAAAGAAACTTTTGATCCTATGAACCTTGCAAAAAAGGCCACATTTGGTAGTAATTGGGCTCCTGCCATGGTGGGTAAAATGATGGGTAGAGACCAAAAATCCATGGAATATTTTACTGGTGCCAAATTCAAAAAAGGATCTACAACTCCAATCGATGATGTGGAATCCGGTTCAACATCAGAACCAGTCAAACTTCTTGGTTTAATCTATAAAGAATTATTACAAGCACAAGAATATAGAAAACTCCAACAAGAAGAAGAAAATAATAGAAAAAAAGAAAAAGATAAAGAAGAAAGTTCACGTGATGAACAATTAATTGAGGCGGTGACTGGTAGAAAACCAAGAACACGAGCTCAGAAAAAAGCTGAACGTAGAAAGCGTCGCAAAGAAGAAAAAAAAGAAGCACCGCCGACTAAAGAAGTACCAAAAGAAAAACCACCTACTAAAAAAGCACCAAAGGAACCAATTAAAGAGGCACCAAAAGCTCCTGCAAAAGAAGCACCGAAAGCACCAACTAAAGAAGCACCAAAGGAACCAATTAAAGAGGCACCAAAGCCACCAGAAAAAGTACCGGCAAAAGAGGTAA